CTTGATGATTTTAGTGGTAAAGAATTACAAAAATGTATTGCAGAATTTGCTAAAAAAGGTATTAAGATTACTGTTAAGCAACAGGCAGGTTTTGGAATGTTAGGCGGTAAAGCAGGCATATACGAATATGACGGCAAAACATATACAACAGGTAAAGCACCAGAAGGTGGTGAGAAAAAACCAGCAGCTGGCGCAACAAATCAAAACACAGGAAATCCTGAAGGCAATCCTGCAGCAGCACCTGCAGCAGCAGGTGGCGAAACAGGCGCCGAAGGTAGAGCAGGACTTAATCAAAGTAAGGAGTATGATATGAGTAAACAACTGAATGAAGCATCAATGAACATATCAATGAATGGCGACAGTGCCGCAGAAGTTGCAGAACTTGTAGGTATTCTAAAAAATGCTGGTATGTCAGATGCAATGCCAGTAAGCAAAATGGACATGTACAAAGACCCACATGATGATATGAAATCAATGATGCAAAAAGTGGACGGACCACCTGCACCAGAATCACCATGCGGAATGGGTGAAGAAACCGTAGGTGAAGATGACGAATATGCTAATTCACCAGATGAAACTTATGGCACAGCTGATCAACAAATGATTGACTTATCAAGAGACAGTGGCGTAAACGCTCCTAAGAAAATGAGCAAAAAGCCAAGTTGGCACAGCGGTGACAATCCGATGGAAACAACTTCAATCAAAGACGAGCTTATGAAAGCACTAGCTGAAAAGAAAGCAGATAAAGAAATCGAAGAAGGTCCTGGCAAAGAAAAGGGCTTAGATGGCAAAGCATGTTGGGATGGCTACAAAATAGGCGACCCTAAAACTAAAATGAAAAATGGTAAGCGTGTAGACAACTGCGTACCTATGTCATCAAAAGAAAAGAATAAGTAATCCCCCAGATTATTCAATAGGGCCTACGGGCCCTATTTTTTTGAGTAAATATAGTATGTCGAAAAGTTTAGATGGTGTACTAACCAAAAAAGCAAACAAAAAAGAAACATTTACTGAAGAACAAATTCAAGACCTAGCACTGTGCATGGATCCTGATAAAGGATATCTGCACTTTGCACGTAAGTTTGCATTTATACAACACCCAGTACAAGGCAAACTACTATTTGATCCGTACGAATATCAACTACGTCTAATGCACAGTTATCATGCATATAGATTTAACATTAACATGATGCCAAGACAAACAGGTAAAACTACCTGTGCCGCAATATATCTTTGTTGGTATGCAATGTTTAATCCAGATCAAACTATTCTAATTGCCGCACACAAATACACAGGTGCGCAAGAGATTATGGCACGTATACGATATGTTTATGAAATGTGCGAAGACCATATTAGAGCAGGTGTTACAAGTTATAACAAAGGTAGCATAGAATTTGAGAATGGATCACGTATTGTAAGTCAAACAACAACAGGCAACACAGGACGTGGTATGTCTATATCATTATTATACTGTGACGAGTTTGCATTTGTGCAACCTAACATTGCAGAAGAGTTTTGGACTTCAATATCACCTACACTAGCAACAGGTGGTCGTGCTATTATTACCAGCACACCTAACAGTGACGAAGATACATTTGCTACTATTTGGAAACAAGCAGAACAAAAGTTTGACGAACACGGCAACGAACAAGAAGTAGGTATTAACGGCTTTCATAGTTTTGTTGCACGTTGGGAAGAACATCCAGACAGAGATCAAGAATGGGCAGATGCAGAAATAGGTCGTATTGGCGAAGAAAAGTTTAGACGTGAATACGGTTGTGAATTCTTAGTTTTTGATGAAACACTAATTAACAGTATTCATCTTGCAAATATGGACAGCAAAAAACCTATAATGAATATGGGACAAACACGTTGGTACAAAAAAATTAAACGTGATGCTACATATGCAATCGCACTTGATCCTGCTATGGGTACAGGAGGAGACTATGCTGCTATACAAGTTTTTGAATTACCTGCTTATGAACAAGTTGCTGAATGGCGCCATAACACTACACCTATACCTGCACAGATACGTATATTAACAGACATTGCAAAATATATACAACAAGAATGCGGAAGCTCTAACAGTATATATTGGAGTGTTGAAAACAACAGTATAGGTGAAGCGGCACTTATTGTAATAAACGACTTTGGCGAAGAAAACATACCCGGCTTGTTTGTTAGTGAACCAATACGCAAAGGTCATGTACGTAAGTTCCGTAAAGGTTTTAACACAACGCATAGCACAAAAGTAAGTGCATGTGCAAGATTAAAAACAATGGTTGAAAGCGATAAGATGAAAGTTTATAGCGGACCTTTAGTTACAGAACTAAAAGGATTTGTTGCAAGCGGTAGTAGTTTTAAAGCAAAGCCTGGCGAAACTGATGATTTAATTAGTGCAGTGTTACTAATTATAAGAATGATGACAGTATTGAAAGATTGGGATCCTAGGATATACAATACCTTCACTACTGTTGAAGAAGCAGAAGATTATGAAGCGCCTATGCCGATCTTCATAAGCACCAACTATTGATAAATACTATGTCATGAAGAATTTAGAATCTATAGCAGAAGAACTATTTAATAAGGTTAGAGGTAGATTTCCGTCTATCACAATAGGTGACGAAGAAGGAAAAGTAACTGACCAACCAAGTGCAGCTCGTTTCTTTGATTTTCAATACAAAGAAGGTGCAAAAGCATTAGGTAGTGTAAGTATTACACTTACAGATGAAGCTCTACAAGTTATGTATAACACAGACTTTGTAGCAAACGAAGATTCAATGACAAGAGGCAAATGGTACGATTTTTTAAAAGAATTACGTATGTTTGCAAAAAAGAGATTGTTAAATTTTGATACACGCAATATACAAAAATCAAACTTAGACAAAAGGGATTATCAATTCTTAGCGAGACAACGCAGCGGAGAAGAACAAATGAATGAAGCAAAACTATATGGCACAAGTAGAAAGAGCTATCAGGATATAGGTACTGCAAGAGTAACTATTGAACATACAAAGCCTGTCAACCATGAATTAGCGGCAGGACGTACACAACACATTGGCTCATTGTTTATTGAAAGTTCAGAAGGTGAACGTTTTAGATATCCATTCAAACATTTGAATGGTGCAAGAGCAATGGCAAGACACGTTTCAGAAGGTGGTAAGCCACATGATGACTTTGGCAAATACATTACAGGACTATCAGAAGAGTTAGCTAATCTCCGCAAGTTTAAAACTTATATGAGTCGTTCAGCTGTAATGGCAGAAGGTCTAAGTGTTTACACAGAAGCAGTTATTGAAAGAATTGATACAATTAAAAATACAGTAGAAAAGTTACAGCGTGAGTCACATTACAATGAAGCTATTGATACATTCGAAACAGCGATACTAGAAGATGTGCCAACTGATGTCGCTGAAAATTGGATTGACCAACTTACAATCCGCCAGTTTAATGAAGAATTAAAAGATGTGTTCCCTTACATTTATAAACTTGTGAGCGAAAAAACAGTGGCAAAAGAAGTAGGCCCAGAAGATATTGTAAGTGAAGAACAAGGAAAAGCAACATGCGGATGTGGTTCCGATTGTGAACATTGTGGTGGCAAACACACAATGGAAGAAATAGGAGAAAAGTGTGATTGTTGTGACAATGAAATAAAAGCTATTACAAAAGAAACAACATCAGATTCAACAGACGATACAACAATTGAAGGTGCATTTGATGAGCTTATGGGGCAGTTTGCAGAAGGTGATGTAGATGACGAAACGGACGAAGGCAATGCATATGCACACGCTGTAAGAAAAGCAAAAATGAACGGCGCCAAAAAAGGCGACAAAATAGATCATCCAGATTCAGATGAAGAAGATATTACAATCGAAAACGTTACTGAGTTTGTACTAAGCATGTATGATCGTGAAACAGGACAGTTTCCAAAAGGCGAAACAGCAGTACTAACAGCTATTGAAAAAGATTTCGGCGAACAATTTATTAATCCTGCAAAGCAATTTATTGAAATGATCAATGCTAAGTTTGAAGAGTTTAATGGATATAAAGATCCAGAACTAACAGATGACACAAACGAACTAGACGATATCCGCAGAATAGCAGGAATCTAAAAATAATTTCAAAGATTTAGCAGAAAGTGGTTGACTTCTGCTATATAATATCATATAGTACATAATGTGCTGTATGAACAAAGGCACAAGCTAAAGGCAAAACATAGGAGGCATAATATGGCATCATTAGCAGAAATCCGAGCGAAACTTAAAGAACAAGAGAATCGCTCTTCCGGTAACTCATCATCAGGTGGTGGTGACAACAGCATTTACCCATTTTGGAATATTAAAGAAGGCGAGAGTGCAACGCTCCGTTTCCTTCCTGATGGAAATGCAGATAACACGTTCTTTTGGCAAGAGCGTTTAGTAATCAAACTTCCTTTCGCAGGCGTGAAAGGTGAAACTGATTCGCGTCCAGTACAAGTACAAATCCCATGTATGGAAATGTATGGCGAGTCATGTAACATTCTTAATGAAGTACGTGGCTGGTTTAAAGATCCAAGTCTTGAAGATATGGGTCGTAAGTATTGGAAGAAGCGTTCATATATCTTCCAAGGGTTTGTAACTGATAACCCATTGGCAGAAGATAGTACGCCAGAAAATCCAATCCGTAGATTTATCATTGGTCCGCAGATCTTTCAGATCATCAAGCAGGCACTGATGGATCCTGATATGGAAGAACTACCAACAGATTATACTGCTGGTGTTGACTTCCGTCTTAACAAAACAAGTAAAGGCGGATATGCAGATTATTCAACATCTAATTGGGCACGTAGAGAGCGTCCATTATCAGATGCTGAAATGAAAGCTATTGAAACTAATGGCTTGTACAATCTGGGTGACTTCCTGCCTAAGAAGCCAGGCGAAGTCGAACTTAAAGTAATGCAAGAAATGTTTGAAGCGTCAGTAGACGGTGAAGCATATGATGCAGATAAGTTTGGACAGTATTTCCGTCCAGCAGGTATGGCGGCACGTACGGGTGATCCAAATGTTGCAACATCAAGTGGTACAGCCACTCGTCAAGCAGCTCCTGCTCCGACAGCAACACCTGCTCCTGCTCCAGTAGCAGAAACAGCACCAGTTGCTGAACCTACTACAGAACCAACTCCAGCACCAGCGGCTGAAGCGGCACCTGCAGAAGGTAATGCACAAGACATTCTCGCAATGATCCGTGCAAGGCAAGGACAATAATATATACAGTGGGGGAGCAATCCCCCACTAAGGCTTTATAGGAGATATCATGGCAACAAAGGCGTTTGACCCGAGCAAGTTTCGGAACTCATTAACTAAATCTATTTCAGGCATGAGTGCAGGATTTAACGATCCGACTGATTGGATTAGCACAGGCAATTATGCACTCAACTATCTTATCTCAGGTGACTTTAACAAAGGTGTACCGATGGGTAAGGTAACAGTGTTTGCAGGCGAAAGTGGTGCAGGCAAATCATATATTTGTGCAGGCAATATTGTAAAAGCCGCACAAGAACAAGGCATCTTTGTAGTTCTTATTGACTCAGAGAATGCACTTGACGAAACTTGGCTACATGCATTAGATGTAGACACAAGTGAAGACAAACTACTTAAACTAAACATGTCAATGATCGATGACGTTGCAAAAACTATTAGTGTGTTTATGACAGACTACAAAGCAATGAACGAAGAAGAACGCCCTAAGGTGTTGTTTGTAATTGATAGTTTAGGTATGTTACTTACACCTACAGATGTTGATCAGTTTAACAAAGGTGATATGAAAGGTGATATGGGTCGTAAGCCTAAGGCATTGACTGCACTTGTTCGTAACACAGTAAACATGATTGGTTCGCATAAC